AGGGTTCGATTCCCTTCGCCCGCTCCAAATACCGCACGTTAAAGCCCTGTTTTTACAGGGCTTTTTCGTTTCTGGCTTTTGGTGGTGTCGAAGAAGTGTCGAAAACCCCTTCCCCGGCATCGGCTTGCTTTAAGCCAACATCAGCCTCCTTCACGACGAACCGACGAGATGGTTCACGCTCGCCACGATGAATCTCGTCCATCTGCTGGACGCTTTCCAGAAGCTCATCGAATAGACCTGCCATGCCCTATCGCCACCCAACCGGTTACCTGTGCCAGATCTCAGCATTCACGCGCTGATCTGCCTCCGGGTTATCAATGACTCGATGACCATCCCAGTAGGAATGCGCCCCCCACTCGTTACTGAAGCGCTTCGACGCTCTCGCCTTGAAGTTCGAACATTCCATCTGAGACCACTCCATACGCTCTGGAGCGCATTTTGGATGCTGGATGAATATCGACTCGAACTTCGCCTTGTGAATCTGATAGTCGTAAGGTGCGGGATCAGCAGCAAAGGCGCTGCTGGAAATCAGCAAAACCGCCAAAAGGTTCTTCATAAACTCGCAGAATCAGTGACGCAGGGACTGCTCAATGATGCTAGTGGACCAAGCCTGATCGCATCATGCAAATGCTCAGGCGCAAGGTGGGCGTAGCGCATCGTCATGTTCAGCGAGGCATGCCCCAGGATCTCTTTCAGCGTCACGATATGGCCACCGCCCATGATGAAGTGAGCCGCGAACGTGTGGCGAAGGATGTGGCTTGCCTGCCCACGTGGTGGCTTGATCGAGGTCGAGAGCAGGACCAGCCGAAACACGCCAATGCAGTTTGTGAACGGCCCATAGGTTTGCCAGTGCTTCTTGATCGCCGACACCAGCTCAGAAGTAACCGGGACCATCCGCACCCGCTTTGACTTCGTATTGGCGAACACCAGGGCATTGCCTCGAATCCGCTCCGGTCGCAGTGCTTGAGCCTCACCCCACCTGGCCCCCGTCGCCAGACAGATCCGCGCGACCATTGCCGGATGCGGCGAGGTGCCGACGCGCTCGTCCAGGGCGGCAAGCAGCTCGACGATCTGCGGCTTGGTCAGGTACGCCAATGGTCGCTCTTGGAGCTTCACCGGGCGTATGCGAGTGAACGGACAGCCATAGTCGATCACGTCGAGCTTGTGCAGTTCGTTGTAAACGGCTTTGAGATACCCGAGCCGATTGTTGGCGGTCTTTCCGCTAACGCCAGCAGCGATCCAGCGAGCCCTTACCGCCGCGATTCGAGCCCCGTCCACCATGCGGGCAACCGGATCGCCAAGGGCCTTCGCGCTCGCTCGCAGAATCGCCAGCCGGCGAACTCCATCGGATAACGAGACGCCGTGCAGCTCGAACCAAAGTTCGACCAGCTCTGAAAGCCTGCGCTTGTCCTTGGGCCTGGGCGACCAATCATGCGACTCGACCGATTTGCTCCGGCAGGTTGCCTCGAACCGCTGTGCTTCACCCTTGGTCCTGAACGTCTTGCGAAACCGCTTGCCCTTTACGGGCTCGACATCGACCTTCCAGCGACCATCGGCGAGTTGTCTGATCGCCATCAGACCGCCCTGCCCCACCGTACATGCCGCTCTTGGAGCAGGTTCTTGATGTGCTTGTACAGATCACGCTCGCTCATGTCCTTGGCGGCGTAGTGGTCACGAATGACCGGCCAGCATTCCCATTCCTTCAGTCGATCAAATGCGGTTCTAGCGCCCACTCGCTCCCGTGCCAGCAGGCTTACGAAGTTTCCCAGGAAAAGCTCGACGTTCTTGCCCGAGAATCCCCTGCTGGTCTTGTAGTACCGCTTGTACTCGGTTTCCTCGACCAGGGAATCGACCGGCACATCGACTCGCACGTCATCCCGAATCAGCGTCCAGATCGGCTCATATTGGCCGGGACGGTGGAGCAACTTGAATTGGCCCAACCCGTAGCGCCACAGGCCGTCCAGATGCGCCGAGAACGCGGCGAACGAGTCGGTGCCGATGGGTTCGCCGGTCTTCACATCAATCGAGCCGCTGGCAAATTGCTGCACCACCGAATGGTGATAGCGCAGCTCGACGCGCCATACGTCCTGGGCCGGGTTGTAGTTATCCGGATCACTCTCATCAAACGAATCTCGCAGACGCCAGATGCTTTCCCAGAAGTCGAGCTTGTCCGTCGCCCTAGCCTGTTCGGTTTTGTTGTAGATACACAGCTGGACGCCACCGGCCGAGCCGAACATCGAGGTCTCGCCCCGCCCGTAGACGCTGGACTTGGTCGCCCACTGGATCTCCTTGATGCCGGAGATGTCCCGGTGCGTGCGGGCCCGGCAATGCAGGCGAGCAACGAGATCGGCTGGCGGTTCCCAGCCCTGCAGATCCAGGGCCAGATGGACGGCGCACTGGTTGCGCTCGACGTGCGTCATCACGGCCGAGGCGTAGAAGTCCATGCGCTCTTGCAGCCGTTCCGGCGACAGCGCGTCGATGGCATGCGGCGATACTTCGATTTTCAGATGCGGCCCGATGTTCTCGAGCTTGGCGTTGAAGTTCTTGATCAGCAGGACGAAGCCGAGGTCGGCGTTCTGCAGCTTGTACTGGTAGCCCGAGTCGCGGCCTACCCGCCCCGAGTGCCAGACGTGCCCGGCGAACTCGACCATAGCGCCCGGCACTTCGAACAGGGCCATGACCTCGGGCCGGATCAGCCCACGGTACAACTGGCGGACGGTGTCGACCCCGCAACGCAGCAGGCGAACCCTGGACAGATCAGTAATCCTGGCTGACTTGGTATCGAAGAAGAGCCGTCCGCTCGCTGTTTCCTCGAAATTCTCGTTTACTCGAATCTGGTCCTTAACGCTCATTCTCTAGTGCTCCAAATTGCAACGAATCGACACTGTTCAGCTGTGTTTATCTGACGTGTTACAGGGACGTCAGCGCGCGCTTTTGCACGCCGGCTCGTCCCTCGCCGTGCGTGCAAAGTGCGCATTGCGCTCGCGCGCTGACGTTCACCACAGAAAGCGCCCCTTCTGGTAAGGCACCACCGTCAACCGCGTACCACCGGACGACTCGGATGCCACTGGCTGCGACGGTGGCAAGGCTGGCTGCTGGGCCTGCTGGATCTGCGGTGGCTGCGAGCCTGCGGAACGATCCGGCAGGGTCGGATCGAAAAAGCCGTTCTCGACCACGCGCTGACAGAACTCGAAGTCGGTGGCGACCCGCGTGCTCTGCTGCGTGTAGCACTGGCACACGGTGGGGGTTCCGTTGACCACCGCGTGCGCCATACGCCCAAACTCACGGGCATAGGTCGCAGGATCGGTGCTGGACATGCAGTACAGCCGGGGAAACGAAACCGGCCGCGTTAGCTCGTCATAGATGGGTGCCGACGCGGGAATCTGCGGCACCCGAGGCACGCGCCGGCCGATGTAGCTGGCCGCGGTTTCCGGCGCGGTGTTTTGGTCGTCGCCGGCCGGTCTGATGAAGGCCCCGACCGCCTCACGCGCCTGCTCGACCATGTTCCCGGCCGGCGCGCCGCTGCCGGTTTCCAGCTGGGCTTTCTCGGCGCTGTAACGCTCGTAGGCGCGATAGACGAGAATGCCGGCGCCAAGGATGACGGCCCCTGCCAGGATGAATTTGGTCGGCACCTTGGTCTGGAAGTGGTGCTTGGCGTTGCTGCTGGTGTAGGCGCCGAAGTAGCGCTTATCCAGACGCAGCGACTTCTTGTCGGCGTCTTGTCGGCGTCCTTGAAGCTGGTTTTCAGCTCGACCTTTTCTACGACAACTTCCGACTCGAAGCGCAGCAGTTGGGCCGACTTGAAGACTCGCCAGTAATGAATGTGGCTGTTGCACAGCCGACGAAGATGCACATCGAGGTAACGCGGGTCCTGGGTGACGAGGTGTACCTCGTGGCCCTGGTGGCGCATAGTCTCGAAGCGGGTGATGTGCTCGGGCGGGCGCGCCCTGGGATCGCGCGCGCCAAACCAGCCCTGCGCTTCGTCCACCACGATGATCGAATCGTTCGGCAGCTCGAACCACTTCTCCGGGTCTTCGAATTCGAACCACTGCGCTTGCAGCTGATCGGGCTTGAGACCGTTGATGTTGTGGAAGTAGACGACGCGGCCTTCGGCCAGCGCTTTGCGGTCCACTTCGCGGATGGTGTTGAGCGTCTTGCCGTGGCCGGGTTTGCCGGTGCGAATGACGAGCATGGCAGCACCTCCTTAGGCTTCGATGGAGGTGCCGCCCGGCGCGCGCCACACCTGGGCACGACGGCGGTCGGTGGCCTTGTTGATCCCGGAAAGGATGAAGCGGGTCGAGATCGCGGCGAAATACAGGTTAACCACCACGTCGAACTTCGCCAGGCCGAGGATGCCTTGAATCACCGGGCCGACATTGCCCATCAGACCGAACACGTAGTCCTGGGCCTGGCCAATGATCAGGTTAAAGCCCATGTAGGTGACGAAGCCGAAACCGATCATTTTCAGCACCATCTTCACCAGCGGGCCGAGAATGATGACGAGCATCTGCACAACGAATAGAAACTGCATTTACTGACCTCCTACGGAGCGACCGACATAGAGCGCGGCGAGCACGGTGGCGACGGCGACTAACAAGCCGCTCAGGTCACTGGCGGCGCGGCAAAGTGGCTCATAGCTGAGTTCAAACGAGCGTCCGCCAGCGGTAATCAGGCTGAAACGCTCGGCGGTCGGGCAGGCGGATGGTAGAAACCGGGTGCCCTGGTTGATGAACGACGGCACGTCGATCACGCCCGATCCCTCGTCGAGCTGGAATTGATCGCCGGTCACCGCCGCCTCGATGGCGGACTGGTGCTTGGGGAAATCGGCCATCTCTTCGGCGAGGCAGAGCTGTTCCTTCTGCTGACGAAGCACTTCGCAATCGATGGCATCGCCGCTACAGGTAAACCCGGCATCGCAGGAGCCTGCGGCAGCCAAGCGTTCCGCCCCTTCTTCTTCGCCCTCTTCGGCCCCTTCGGAGGTGCAGCCGTTGCCGGTGCACGCCTTACTTTCATCGCCCGGGGTGCCGTCGGCGTTGGTGCCGGAGGTCGAGGTCTCATTGGCCGTGGTCGAGGTGCACGGCTTGGTACCCACGCAGACCGTCTTGTCGGTGGTGGTGCTGGTTTCGGTCGTGCTCGACCCGTCGGGGTTGGTGGTCTTGGTGGTCTGCTCGGTCTTCGAGGTGTCTTCGAAGCGCGGCGCCGGTTTGCCGGTGGTGCATTGCAGGTATTCGCCGGCGTTGTCGCAGTTGAGCTGGCCGGGTTCTTTCAACTGCTCGGTACTGTTGCAGCTGCGGGTTTGCGAGCCATCGGCATTAGTGACCCACTCGCCGCACTGATTCTCGCTGGTGAACTGAGGGGTACTGTCCGCCGGCGGCTTAGCGGGCGGCTGATCGAATACGCTGCCCGGAGGCGGGCTATTGGTAGTGCACTGGGAGCCGGCGCCCTGATACACGACCTTGCAGTAAACGGAGTCCAGGTCCTTGCCGGTAGTCGCTTCCAGAAAGCGGTTGCACCCTTTGACAGTGGCGGTGCGGTTGTAGAGGCAGCCACTTTCGCAGATCGACGATGGCGGAAGCGAAGGCGGTACGGACGGATCTAGCGAGCCGGCGTTGTACTCGTGGACGAACTCGCCGGTTTGTGTCGCGCACTGGTCGGGTTCAAGTGCTATGCATTCTCCAGCTATAGGGTCGTACTCAGTATCCACCGGGCAAGAGGTGCCCCAGCGATAAAGCGGAATGTAGGTGTAGTAAGGCTCCCATGCCCCGCTATTCGAAGTGTTCTTGATAATGCACTCGTGGTAGACGGGATCATTGGAGCCGGGGTCATCACGGAAGCCGGTGAGCGTCTGCGTATAGGTGCTTTTGACGACCGGCGCGGGATACCGTGCGCTACAAGCTTCCATCGCCGACGCAAACTGCCCGTCTACTCCCTGTACCTGCCAGTAGAAGTCCTGAGCGCGAGCCACCTGCGCCACTAGCGTCAAAACCGCCCAGAGCAGAGACGAAACCAATCGGCTCACTTCAAACCCTCCCAAAAAACACGAGATAGAACGCCAGGGTGGTGAGGATCAGGACGTACAGTTCGTAACTCATTGGCGTTTCCCTGGAAGAGAAAACCCCGCCGGAGCGGGGTTTGTTTGCTTCGGCACATGCAGTGCGCCAACCCCGGTTACAGAGCGCGGCGCATGTACTTGAACGCCATCGCGGCGATGATCACGGCGAACACCGCCCAGCCGATGGTCCCGACGTCGGTGCCAGCGGTCTCCAGCGCCCCGGTGGCTTCCGGCGGAACGGCGGCATAGACGGAGCCGGCAGCAGCCGAGAGGGCAACGGCGGCGCCGAGGCCGATTTTCTTGATGAAGTGCTTGTTCAGTTGCATGTGTGATACCTCACTGTTTCAGGGCTTTTTTCAGGACCAGGAAGCCGAACACGGTGGCGAACAGAACAATCGCTTCGCCTTGCAGCTCGGAGACTTGGTCCCAGGTGAGTGCAGAGCCGTAGAGGCTTTGCATTTCCTCGACCGTGAGGGCGACCAGCTGGCCGGAGCAGATGGGCGAGCCATCGGCGCCTTGCAGCCAGTCACCATCACAGGCGAGGAAATTCATTCGCCGGCCTGCTCGAGGTCGGCGGTTTGTTCGGAGGGTTCGCAGTCAGGGCAGACGGCGAAATGTGGCGGCAGGCTGAGGTCTGGCAGCAGGTCGCTTTGCGGCGCGGGCAGCGCCATGAGCTTGCCCATGTCGTTTCCGCAGCAGTCGCAGAACACCCGGTCACCGATCAGCATGGCCGCCCCTCCCGGTTAGTTGGCTTTGGCCGGCTCCGGCTGGGTGCCGGATGGCTTGGCGGTTGGGGTTGGCTGGGCCGGCTTGGTGGCCGGCGCGCTGGCGGCCTTGACCGGCTCGACGTGGAGCACGATGAACTTGCCGGCGTTCTTCGAGCCGCGTTCGATCTCGGTGGTTACGCGGATCGGCTCCAGCACGTCGAGGCCTTCGCAAGCGGCCCAGACTTCGTCGAGGCTTTCTTCGGCCACGCTCATAGACAGGATGGAGATGCCCAGGTCGCGCTTGCCGTCGGGCTCGTCGCCAACGAACAGCTTCACCAGCTTGACGTTGTCGAACTCGACTTTCTCAGCGCTGATAAATGCAACTTCCATGATTGAACGTGCCATGTTGTGTTTCCTCTCGTTAATTGCGCTTTATTGCGCGGCTTTGCTTTCTGCAGGCCGAGCGATCCCGAGCCGGTGAACTCGCAAGTTCACCGAGGTGATCTGTTACTTGGCCTACTGGTTAAAACGTCGCGTTGTGCGTGTTCTCTCGTTGGTTAACACCAAGGGCTTTGCCCTTGTCATCCCACTCTTGCCGCCGAGGGCTCGGGAGCGCGGGGCGGTGAAGCTGCCCCACACTCACGAGCGGAGGCTGTTTCTGTTCGTGCAGGGTCAAGGGTGCGCTCCGCCCGTGCTTCCGTTCGCCGGATCGGTGAAGCGTGATCCGACGAGCCGGGAGCGCGGCCCTGGACCTGTTCGGCTTCGGTCGCGGTTTCGGCTAGAACGGGAATTGCTCGCTCGGCGCCGAGGTTGAATCTTGGTAAGCAACGCTCCACCACTTCGCGGGGCGGGCGGGTGGCGTGTGCTTCTCGCAGATAAAGGCCGGTTCCACTGTCCACTCCGAGAGCAGAGGCTTCCAGGTTCCACCGACGCAGCCCATTTGTAGCGTGCGAATCGGCCGCGCATATGCGGGGCGGCACAGGGCGCAGGGTATGGACCGGGAGGGAGCGGGTTTCGCCATTTCGCGTCTGGACCAACAGACAGAGCAGTCGCAGTCCTGGGCGTGCGGAAGGCGTTGATAGCTGGCCCGCTTCTGCATGGGTCATCCCCTCCCCTGGCTTTCCGTAGACGGCGCGGATCATGCGGTCCACTCCTGTTCCAACAGCCAGTGGCGGAGCATTGCGCTATTGACCATGCGCCGCTTGCCGAGCTTTACGGTCGGGATGACCCCGCGCGACGCCCAGGCGCGGGCCATACCGGGGCTAACGCCATTACGCTCAGCCCAACATTCGACGGTTTCCACGTCCTGCTGTGGGCCGATCAGCTTTGAAGGTTCCAGCTCTTCCAGTTCCATGGATTACTCCAGCCAACCAAAATGGACCACGGTGGTCCGATTAAAGAATAGAACCACGGTGGTCCCATTGCTGTCAAGACCACGGTGGTCCATCATCAGCTAATGAGCAGAGAAGATCCCCAATTCAAGTTACGTATGCCGCCAGAGCTGCGAACTCAGGCCGAACAAGCAGCTAAAGCAGCTGGTCGGTCTCTGAACGCAGAGCTGGTTGCACGCATAGAAGCAAGCTTCATATCCGACTCAGAATCGGAGAGGCTGCTGCCGGCCAAGCGCGCACGTGAGTTATCGCTAATGGCGCGAGCGGAAATTCCGAACGAAATCCGTAGACGAGCAATTTCCGCTATTGGAAGAGCTATAAGGCTTGGCCATAGCGAAGCGATAGCAAGTCTTGAAGATCTAAATTTAGAATTTGGAATTCCAGAGAACGAACTTGACGATCTCACCTCGAAGGTTATCGAGGAGCTTGAGAAAAGTGGCTATAAAGCCAAATGGGATGACATCGCAACGCTTTGGATTGAGTTCTAAAAAAGCTCAACCAAAAAGATCAAGCAAAGTTGCATGGAGGCAACATGAAATCGGACTGGGATGACGCCCCCGAATACCTACGCAAACGGAAGAAACAAAGCCCCTGGCGGTTCCTCGCATTCTTGGTTATCGGCTCGACTGTGATCTCGGCGCTCGCACTTACATTTGGCAAGCAGATAACGCTCGACATAACCCAGACCAAGCAAGGCATCCATGTCGCCGGCAAGCCCTGGTTCAACCAAGAACCCGCACAGCCAACGCAACCAGCTAGCCAACCTTCCGTTGCGATCTACGAAGCACCAACGGCAGAACCATCGTTCGAGCCGCAGCAGCGGCAGTTGAGTAAGGAAGAGATCGAATGGTTCAACAAAGCCAAAGCAGACGCACTAGAGCGGCGGCAGACTTCGTTCAACGATAGCAACTACACGCCCCGCCCCGTGGCCAACACAATGCAGCCACCACCGGCCCGCTACTACGCAGCCAGCTCAACCAGCCGCACGCAAAAGCGCTCCGTTACCCGCGAGTCTCACCTCAGCAACTGGAGCTGGGAGAACGGCCACGATAAACGGCGCATCAGCGGCCAGTTTGAGTGGACAGTGGTAAACGGCCAGATCGACTACAACAGCGTTTGCCAAAACTACAAACGCGGCTCGCTGGTCTACCGCGACTGTCGCAAAGGTGCGAAGGTTGCGTTCAAGAGGATGTGCAGCCGGTACGAGCCCGCTTGCGCAGCAGCCAACAACTACCTGCCGTAACTAAACGAGTAGGCAGGCAACACGCAGTAAGGAAAGAACAGTGGATGTTTTCGGCTGGATTATCGTTGTCGCTATTGTCGTCTTCATATTGCAAGCCAAGAAGAAGCCAAAACCAAACCGCTACCAGCGGCCAACGCGCGCGGCATGGAAGGAGCCAGCTAGGAAACAAGAGCCGACCTTTACTGGAACTGCAACCTCACAGACGCAACCGCAGCCACCGCAGCCGCAGCCGCAGCCGTCACAGCCCAGCCGTAAGATTGCGCCGGATGGTTTCCGCTACGACCCAGACGGTGAGTGGCCGTTTCAGAAGCGGAAGCTGATAACCGCAACGGAGACAGTTCTGTTCGAGCGCCTGCGGCAAGCATTGCCAGATCACTACATCTTTACCCAGGTGCAGCTATCGCAGTTGGTAGCGATCAAGAAAGGCCACAGTTTCAAAATGTGGTTTTCCCGCATCAGTCAGATGAGCGTCGACTTCGTCATCGCGGACGAGTTCTTGAACACCATTGCGGCTGTCGAGCTGGACGACAAATCGCACTATTCGGACGAGGATCGGCATAAAGCCGATGCCAAGAAGGACAAGGTGCTGACGGCCGCAGGCATCCGCGTTGTGCGTTGGCGTTGCGAGATCATGCCGTCTGTAGAGCAGATCGCCCTTACGTTCCCGGAGTGCAAGCGAGCACCAGAGCCGCAGCCTCAGAGAGCTGTTGCGCCCCAACCTGCTGAGCCTGCCTTTCAACCAAGTGCGAACGCGGAGCGGATCGAGCCTACTTTCGAACGGCCGGTGCAGATCGAGCCACGTTCACCATCGCAGCCCGGTTAGAGGCGTTTCTGGTTCCCACCTTGCACCGCTCGGTCAGGTGCTCTGTTACTCGCTTCGACACAGCGAGCCGGAGTGCAGCGAAATACTCCTGACCGACCGGGCCGGCCAGCGGCGATGCTGCGCTAGCCAAGAGGCAGCCCCGTAGCGACTGACTTCCCTGCTTGTCGTCCATCTGTTCCCCCTTGAAAAATATACCTAATAGGTTATTTTTACCTCATGGAAAAGCGCAAACCCCACTTCAAGCTTGAGCTGGTGAAGCAGGCCTTAGACGAGCAGCGTTATCGCTTCACCCGTGTCGCCCTTGAAGGGGGAGCCGAATTGGGTATGGAGCTGGCCGACATGCTAGCGGTCATCAGCAACCTAAACAGCCGCGACTTTTTCAAGAGCATGACAACCTATGCGGACCACACCACCTGGCAGGACGTTTACTTACCCGAAACTCCCTTTGGGCAGGTTTACCTAAAGTTCACGCTGGTGGCTGATCTGCTGATCGTTTCCTTCAAGGAGAAGTGACCATGAAATGTCCGGTTTGCGGCCAGGCTGAACTGGTCCACGACACCCGTAACCTGCCCTTTACCTACAAGGGCCAGACCACCGAGATTGCCGACGTAACGGCAGACTGGTGTGATGCTTGCGGCGAGTGCCTGACGGGCCCAGGCGAAAGCGACCGCGTCATGAAGGCGATGAACGAGTTCCGCCAGCAGGTGAATGCCCAGGGCGGCAGCCAGGAGCTGATTCGCACAGTGCGCAAGCAGTTGCGTTTAAGCCAGCGCGAAGCGGCTGAACTGTTCGGCGGCGGGCCTAATGCCTTTTCCCGTTACGAGCGCGGTAGTACCGAGGCCCCTCAACCTTTGGTGCAGCTATTCAAGCTGCTCGGCCGACACCCGGAACTGTTGAAGGAATTGCGAGCCGGCTAGTGTCGAAAAGGTGTCGAAAACACTGTGCCGAATTGCGCCGAAACGAGCAGGCGGTTCAGCCCGGAAACCGCATAACGACACGCTTTGCGACGGAACGACACACTAGGCAAAAGGGTTCGATTCCCTTCGCCCGCTCCAGATACCGCACGTTAAAGCCCTGTTTTTACAGGGCTTTTTCGTTT